TTTATCCAGAGATTCAGATATTAAAGGAACAGCAGCGGCACCAGCTTGAGCACCAGCCGCAAGCGTATCGATTACCATTTTGGAAGAATCGGCCCCTAAATTAAACTGATTCAATGTCCCTGTCAAGGATTTAACAGATGTTTCTAAATCATCCCCTGAAGCCTGGGACAATATAACTGCGGCCTTTGTAACTTCCCCCAGAGCATCAGCATTTTTAAGCAATTCAGGCTTTGCGGATCCAACAAGCTCGAAAGCTTTGGCCATCTCTACAGAACTACTTTTCGTCTCTTTGGAAACCTTGGTAATGTTATCACCAAACTTGACCATTTCCGCATCAGTAACCCCTGTAATTGCCTGAAGGGACGCCATGTTTTTCTCGTAATCCATCGCAGCATTCACTCCACTACTTAAAGCGGCAGAAACTGCAATAGCGCCCCCAAAAGAAAGCATTTGTTTCCCTAAAGCGCCTAACGATGGTGTTAATTTACGAACATTTCGATCTAAACGAGCCAAGCCCTTACCTGCTTTCTGAGAAAATGATTGCATTCCCGCACGCATTCTCTTTACTGGCGCCGTAAATTTATCGATCGCCTTAAAGACAGTAGGTATAACAAAAGCAGCCATTAATTATTCAATACGTCGTTTTTTTTATCTTTTTTATTCAATTCCTTATGAACCAACTCTATATCATTGTACCAAAAAACAAGACCTTTATAATCAACAGAATCGATATAAAGGTCTTCAAACTCACTCGGTGCCCAATGATGTTCCCTAACTACACTTTTAATAAATGTTTCTACATTTACCCATAAATTGCCAAATTCTAAACAAAAAAAAGGCAAATATCCTGTGCATATCGAAAATCCTCCTTGTCCATATCCTTGATGATTCCCGAAGCTGTTTCTGTTGAAGCGCAAATATTAGCAACCAAAATATCGCTGTATTTTGCCATGTCCAGCTTTTTAGAATATCGATCTACGTCAGAAACCTTTATTCTAGGCTTATATTTCAATTCTTTTGGACCATTTTCACTAGGATGCTTTAAAACTTGAGTAATAACACACTCATTATCAATACTCAGATGGCCATTCATAACAGCCGAAACCATTGATTCGATTTGGCTTTCGCTTTCATCCTGCTTCTTTTCGTCTACTCGCTTAAAATCGAGCCATCTTTGTACGTCCTTTTTTGCAACTTCGTAAGAAATTACCTTAACTTTCTTTTCTTCTTTACTCATATCTATTGATTAATTATTAGCCTACAATCTTTTTAATTCCACCACCTCCAGACAAGGTTAAAGTGAAATTTGCCGCAAACATATTGCCCTCATAATCTCCTACTGGACGACCTTTCATACCCCAAACTGTGCCGTTTGTGTTTGTAACTGTCCAATCTGCGTCAACAGGGTTCCCAGACATTTCTACAATCTTTAAAAGCTCGTTTTCACCATTCATGTCCCACAATGCAGTGCAAGTAAACTTCCAACGAGAATTTTGAATAGAAAAAATAGGAACTCCATTACCTGTTATCATCTGCGCATCATCTGTAGCTTTCAGCCCTCCTGGGTCCAAAGTTGTATCTTCTCCAGCCTTTACTAGAATTACACCCGTTCCTAATTCTGGGTGATTATAAGTTACTTCTAAAGTATCTCCTCCTAATGCCATTTTGTTTATTTTTAATTACCTCCAAAATTAAACCCGGCCTCTGCTGTTGTTGAAGAAATCCGAGCGATACCTGTTCTTTTGTATCTAAAAAATGTGTTTAATCGATCTGGGTTGTTTGTGCTTAATTTTACTTCAATAGAATTCTGCATAAAAGGAACGTCAGCGATTAATGCTCTATTACCTAAGTCCGCAGCGTATTTATCCACAACTTGCTTCCATGTTTTAGGCTTAACCACTTTAGTAGCTGAAACAATATCGTTGTCTGCTGCAATCGCATGGTCAACAACAAAAGTCTGTTCCAATAAATAATACCCAAAACGAACATTAAAGTCAACCGTTAAGTTTCTAACGTATCTAAACTGTGGCGGCGTTTCCCCTACAGGGTGGTAAGTTGTAACTAAATCCTGTACTTGATATTTACCCGCAACAAAATCAACCGTCGAACTTCCCTTTTTAACGATAGTATCTCTAAAGTTATAGTTAATCATCCCACCAATGTCCCCGTTTTCTGGAACTGGCATGTCAAAATAACTTTTTGCGTTAGCATCCAAATGAGGCGTATCTTGAGCAATACGAGCATACAATAAAGCCATATTTGCCGCAGCTTCCATAGACCACCCTGGCGAATTAGGAGCTGGAGCCACTGAATTAGTCACCTGATTTAATCTCAAATCTGTAACAACCGAAGGGTCTTCTGATTTATCCCCATAAAATGAAACAAAAGGCTTCATTATAATACCCTGATATCTTCCCGTAGGCGTCTCTGGGTCTGGAATACCATTAAAATCCTCTAATTCTGTGAATGTCGTCGACTTATTCAATGAATCAGTAACTGCTGGAGTTCCTGCACCTGTAGCCGAACTGGAAACCGCATAAACTAAACCTAATCCATCTCCGTTTGTATCGACCTCAATAGTCAACTCTTCAGAAGTCAATCCAGCCCATTTACTCGTAGCTAAAACATCTGTGCTATTATCTGTAGCCAAAACAGGCGATCCCAAAACGTTGGTTATAGTGTCTGTAATCTTTGCTGTAACAGCCGCAACATTATCTCCTGTTGAAATAGTGAAGTCATAACGCCCACCGTCAACAATTCGACGACCATTAACAACTAAAGTGTGAACTCCGTTCCCCGTAGCCGCACCCGTAGGCGTAATAGTACGAGCCGCAGCAACAGCTCCCAAAGCAGCAGCTTGAGGATATACTGTTGTTGGTATACCACCAACCCCGTCACTATTGGATGGGCGCAAAATACGCATCATATTATAAATAGGAGAGCCATAACCATATAACTCACCCGCTTGCTGTGCGCTTGTCACCTGTACAGGATCTAAACTTAACGTTCCTTGGTTGGCGGTGTTCGCCTCCCCTAAAATCGCGATGCTTTGCGGTAAATTACTGGTTTGATTTGAAAAATCCCCTTTAGTTATAGTGTAGCCTACAATTCGGCTTATTCTTTCTGATCCAACGGACGTACTTATTCCCATTTCTCAATTTTTTACTTTAACAAATATATGTGTTTTTTCTAAACATCAATAATAAGCAGCAATATAATTATCAATGTTAATTTTTATTTCGTCGATCAACTCCTGCGAAACGATAGTATCAGCAACTTTTTTATTGATTTCTCTTTGCGCCGACTTCCATCTTCCACCCTCCAAAAAAAGCTGGGCATGAGAGAAAAACGTATCAATATGATCTTTATCCGCTTCTGGGACATCATACAAAATTAACCTTGCATTCATTCGATCCGAAAAAGCTATGCCGTCTTTTTTTCGCTGCGGGTATTTTTTCGCAGTGTAATCAATTAAATAGTCTTCATCCGTAACCTGTACATATTCAGGATCTGGAACCCCAGGCGACAATTCTGGCTGTGTGCCCTCAAAAACTTCAGGCTCTTTGAATGGTTTCCCTAATGGAATGCACCCTAAATTTAAATCATAATGTATGTATCTCCAAAGCGTTGCCATTATTAACTTTTTGTAAATTGTAAAACTTCAACATTCCCATTGTATAGAGTTGCTTCATCGTTAGGTGAAGATGAAGTCCAAGATAAAGACATAGTATATTCTGTTCCTCCAACTAAATTTAAATCACTTATAGACATAAACTGTGGAACTCTCTGATTTGTCCCGGAGTTAACATTGCCAACAATTAAACCGCCCTGAATTACATTAAGAACAACCCCAACACCACTCGTATCTTGAGGTTCTAACCTCATTGTAAGAGTTTCATTAAAAGAAGATCCATCTGTAACATTCAAGTTTACAATAAAATCTTGACCTCCGTCATTATAACTCCAAACAAAACTGCTTAATATTGAGTAGTTATCACTTATTTTAGGGATAAACGAACGAGAGCAATAAGTCTCAAAGACATTAACCTGTTGATTAATCAACCCCTCTGTTGTTTGCCCTGGTCGATTGTAATCTCTTGAATTTGCAGAAGCATAGAAATCTAACGAGGCTCTTTCCCAAATCGCAGAGCCTGCGGTTAAATCATTAGCTCTATACCAAACGTCGGCAGCTTCATTATACCATAATTGGCCAACTCTGTGCCGCGGCTGACCTATGCCGTCGGTTTGCGTAATATCATCATTAAGTCCTGGAGAATTTGACGCTGAAACAAAAGGTAAATTCCGCTCTCTTATCTTAAATTGTAGCTTCTCATTTGATCCCGGCGAAGCAATTTCCGAATAAATATCTTCTGTATTAGGCGCCTTTTGCTGTAAAAAGTCACCCATAGTATCCGCGCTAGAAACTTTTAACTTGTACTGACTTAAAATTAATTGGTCCTGAAGCTCTTGGTTCCCATATTCCCATACTCCAGAAACATATATGTAAAAACCTTTTATTCGCCTGTTTACAGGCCAAACCCCCTGCGAATTTTGAACATAAGCTATATCACCTTCGTCTGCTGTTGGAGCTACATTAGTAGTAAGATCAGTATAATTTAATGCATTATACTTCCAAAGTTCGTAAGCGGGAGAGTTACTACCACCTCCTGTTACCCTAAAAAAAAAATAGGTGGTTAACTCAAAAAATAAAGTGTCAAGGTCGTTTATAGGAACCACAGTAGACCCCGAGTCTCGAATAACTTCCTTCATTTCTGACACCTTAAAAGTGTCTATTAATTTGCCCTGATCATTACGAACGGTCAGAAAATCCCCCTCAACATTCTTTTGAATCAAAGAAGACGGCAAAAGCGTGTACTCGTTACCGTCTTCACGATCAACAACAATACTTGAATTATCTAATTTCGTTATTACAATTACCTTCGCCATATTAAATCAAATCAACGTCAGAAAAAACGTAACCTTCATCCGTTTCGTGCAATTTAACACTTGTTTGGTAACCTTGCAATACATTTGCAGAATTAAATACAGTCTGCTCACAAGCTTTTACAGTAAAAACCAAACGCCCCATTGAAGTATGCGCTGTATCTTGATTATCCTGCGGCTCATCCATCGTTATGCTTGAGACCGCAGTATGGATAATTAACCCGGGATCAAATCCTAAAAGATTATAATTGTTATTTTCCAATATAGTACGACAAACACCTAAAAGGCGTAGTACATCAGCGTATGATTTCGTGTCACCTCGTCCATCATCGGTTGTGGGCGCCTTAAAATAAGCATCTATGTAATACGAATATGTACCATCGTTGGTCTTATTATTATGGTTGTCGTAAGTTCCGTTAGAATACTTGATGTTTAAACAAGGCAATTCAGCATGATTAAAATTAACAACCCTATTTTGAAAAATAGTAGGATTTAAAGCAGTGTCCCCGCCATAATTATCAAACTGATTCTTCAACTCTTCGAATAATATTTCACCAATTCGAACAGATATTAACTCGAAGCCTTGATTCGGTATTTGATAATTAATCAGTGCCATTACCTAAAGTCGCCTAAAATACAAGTTATTACCCCAATAGATTCGTCTGGGAACCACTCTTCAATCACATAGTTTTTACTTAAACCTGTGCTGTCTACAATCGCCACTTTATGACCAGCAAAATTAACTTCACCAGAAGCGTCTCGCGTAGGATAACCAGCCTCTACCAAAATAGACTCTGAAACAGAAAAATGAGCGTTCTTTGAGTTCACCACATTGCCATCAGTATCAAGACCAATATGGTGCTTTGTAGTTAACCCAACAGCGTCTGCGATTTCCCCTCCTGGAGCAGTAAATGAAATAGCTTTCCCAAACCCTAAAGGGTCGGAACTAAACGTTCTCCAATCACTAGCGGCTATATCGTTTAAATTCAACTGTTACTTTTTATTTCGCCCCTTACCTTTTTTTGACTTAGCAACAGATTCCTCGTTTTCTTCTTTTGCTTTTGCTTCAAAAGAATCATTCGCGCCTGACATCTCCTCTGACTGCTTTTTAGTGATCTTCACCAAAAATCCCTTTTCAACTAATGTTTCCGCAACCTGATCTCCTTTAAATGAAGCATCTGAAACAATATCGCCTGCTTTATAAACCTTATTAGAAGAACCTCCAGCGCCAACGGCTAAAGCAACTACTTTATACTCTTGCATAATTTTATGTTTAAAAAAAAAGGCGTGGCAGTTATCCGTCACGCCTTTTCTTATGTTTAACTAAGTAGGTATTAAGCTACTACCTTTTGCGTGTAAATCTGATCTACTGCCGTAGGAATTGCTAAACCAGCAGACTCCACATTCATAATATGCGCCTTATTTCTCTGGTCTTCATATTCACTAACAACAAAACCTCCTCGTCGACCCGCAACATTTGAAGCAGTCCCTCTACCAACAGAACTGATTAACTGGGGAACTCCTGAAAAACCTAGCTCGAAGTTAGGAGCCTCTGGAATAATAATCATATTCTTAGGATCAATGTACGGATTGTGCTGCGTGGTTTTTGTGTCGTAGAATTCCTCATACGTCCAAATTCTAAAACGGTAAGAACCGCCAGCAACCTCGCCATGCAATGAACCTCCAGTTGATTCTCGTTGTGGCTCACGAATCACTGTTAAATCAATTCTTCTGTTGTCTGCAACCTCTTGATAAACTGGGTTGTTAATCAATGCAGAATAAGCCTCACTACCAAGGATCATATTATAATTAACCCCTTGAGCCTTACCGTATTTCCGAATAAAGGCACCGCCCTTTTGAATTGCAACTAAAGGATTCACCGTGTTAGTGCTCCAATAATCAGCCGCCAAATCAACTAAAGACTCAGGACGTCTTTTAAAATCAATCTGATCTCCAGTATTCAACAACACAACTCCTGTTTGTAAAACTTGAGAACATTGTAATTCATAAGCTCGTTCGATCTTCGCTTGAAGAGTAGCTATTTTTTCAGCAACATCTCTAAGCCACTGCGAAAAAGTGTCGCCATCTATCTCCCCCGAAGTGGTGAAAATCATGTCGTACATGTCTAAATCCGTAGCATCAAAGAATTCTTTGTAGTAAGGAGGAACAAAAATCTTCTCCGTAGATCGGTCGAATTTATTTCTGTTACCTTCAGTCCCTCGTTCTACATCAACCGCGATCTTCTCGGTTCCTCTTTGAACTTGAATTGAAATTTCTTTTGTATTGGTTACTCGGTTTCTAAAAAACGAACGCAAAAAAGCGGTTGGAATTGGTCGTTCTTTATAAACGGCAATCAACATTTTAGTAAACAACGCCCTTGCGTCAACTGCTGGAATCTGTGCCATCTTTTATCTTTTTTCTTAAACTAATTACTTAATTACTGGTTATCAAAACCTGTTAATTCATCCCCTGGAATTGGGTTAATACCTTTCGTGTCTCCAATTAATCTATCTCGAATAGATCGACCATCGATAACAGTGTCTAACGTATCAGTTCCGTTAT